TGTTATAATAAGATATTCTATATAAACAGTAGATGCCTACTGTTCACTGTGGAGATGTTACTTTTATTCACATTCCAAAAACGGCCGGATATTCTGTTACAGAATGGTTGATGAAAAAACTCAAAGGTTCTATAATCCGTGGTATACATTTGTCAACAAAAATGACACTGGTGAAAACACCAGAAACTTTTACAGTCGTTCGAAACCCGTGGGACCGTGTTGTCAGTTTATGGGCCTACTGGAATAAAGTAAGAAAAACAAATGTTCCGTTCGATGACTTTGTTCGAAACCTTCATACGTACAAGTTTAATGAAAACTCGTGGTTCACTTTCGATCAACCTCAAAAGGCATGGATACCTGATGGTGTGACTTACCTTTTGAAATTTGAGACGCTCGACCAAGATTTCGTTCAGATACAGACCCTTCTAGGGTGTACAGACCCTCTTCCGAGGGTTAACACGAGTCAGCACGACGATTACCATACGTACTATACAGACGAAACACGTGATATAGTTTCTCAGGTGTTCAAGGATGATATTGAGGCGTTTGGTTACGTTTTTTAATGTTAAAATAGACTAGAAGAATGGACTTTGGTCCAGGAACGGGTGGTTCAGGTGCCGGCTACTACGGAGGCGGAAGTCAAACAAACCCTTACTTTCAATTCTTGGTTCCATATGCGTACGTCAACGGTGGATACGGAAACAACTATGAGTACGGCCAAGTGACCATTGCTGAACAAGGTGGGTTTGGAGGTGGTCAATCACCTATAGGGCTCGTGACGGCTATCGATAAAATTACAGGAGATGGAACGACGGCAACGTGTAATACCCACGTTCCTCACGGGTACCCTTACAGTTACGTGGTAAACATCTCTGGAACGACGTACTATGATGGAATTCAACAAATACAGGTCCAGGCTTCGAACGTGTTTACATTTGCGTCTTCAAATACACAGACCGTGACGACGGGAACCGTCGCGGGGTTTCCATACGGAGGCTCTTCAGGAGGTGGCGGGTACACGGGAAGTCCTGGTGATGGAACACAGGGTGCAACCTGTTATGCCGATCCGAGCGTCCAGAACTTTACGGATCTGGGGGCGAACTCGAACGCCTCGGGGTACGTCACAATAAGTCTTGTGAGTCCTACGCCCATCACACAAAGTCCAACGTGGAACCAAACATGGACTGTACAACCATCTGTTTTTCCTTATCCGACAACGTGGACTGCATGTGCATACGGAAACGGGACGTATGTAGCTGTTTCAAATAACGGAACGTACCCCGTGACCTACTCACCCGACGGTATCAACTGGTACACCCAGACGTATGGCGCTTCGCTTCAATCGTGGGTTTCCGTTGCTTTTGGAAATGAGCTTTTTGTTGCCGTTGCGAGTAACGGTCACTCGATGGTTTCTCCAGACGGTATCAACTGGACGGAAGCGGTTGGCAACGGGACCGCTTGGACCTCTGTAGCGGGTGGAAATGGAATTTTTACGGCGACTGCAACAGATATTGGGGCTACGTACTCACCGGACGGTCTGAACTGGACGACTTCTTCCGTGGTTCAACCAGACACGTGGACGGCCGTGACGTACGGACAAGGAACCTTTAACATTACAAACGCACCTTTTATATCCAATGGTCAAAATTCTTACGAAGAGTTTGGCTATGCCATCGCCTTGAGTGCCGACGGGTCTATTTTAGCAGTTGGAGCTCCATATGGAAATAATTCCAACGGAAATGTTTACGTATACACAAACGGGCAGTTGTCATACACCGCCCAAGGACAAGATGCTTATGCTAATTTTGGACAGAGCGTCGCCTTGAGCGCCAACGGGTCGATTCTCGCAGCTGCGGCATTTAACCAATCCACTGCAAAAGTGTACGTATACAACAACGGAAGTCCACAATACAATGTACAAGGTCCAGATTCATATGATTTTTTTGGACAAAGTATCGCTTTGAGTGCTGACGGGTCTATTTTAGCAGTTGGCGCTCCGTATGGTAATTCAGGAATGGGAGCAGTGTACGTCTACACAAACGGGCAGTTGTCATACACCGCACAAGGTCAAAATGCTTATGTCGCGTTTGGATCCAGTGTCGCTTTGAGTGCTGATGGGTCTATTTTAGCAGTTGGAAGTGCAAACTATAATACAGTGTACGTATACACAAACGGAGTCTCAACATATACTGTTTCAGAGACTGTTAGTACTAGTTTTGGATCCAGTGTCGCTTTGAGTGCTGACGGGTCGATTCTCGCAGTTTCGGCTTTTGCCCTGTACGGAGGCGTCGGCGCCGTGTATGTATACAAAAACGAAACCCCTCAAAGTTTCAACCCTTTACAAACTGGAAGCTCTGACGATAATTTTGGTCAGGGTCTCGCCATGAGCGCGGACGGTTCGGTTCTCGCCGTTGGAGCCCCCACCGCGAATGGTATAACTGGAGCCGTGTACTTATACATAAACGGCGTTTTATCAGAAACCGTATACTCAATAGACACTCTCGCCACTGATACTTATTTTGGACAGAGTGTCGCCTTATATGCTGATGGTTCATATCTTGCCGTTGGAGCTCCCAATGCAAATTATAATACAGGATATGTGGCTCTTTATAGACCACCATCAAATTATACATCTTTATTCGTTGCCGTTGCAAATAACGGAACGACCGCAAATGTCATGTACTCATCAGACGGAAACATTTGGTCTAACGCAACGACCGGGTCATACTTGAATGACGCTTGGTTGGCTGTGACCTACGGGAACGGGACGTTCGTTGCATGTGCAAGTCGTGTAAATTTTTCAAAAACAAACTACGGTTTCAATGGATCGCAGAACATTGCTTTGAGTTCTGATGGTTATGTCGTAGCTTTTGGAAATCCACGTGAGGGGACGGTGCATGTATACACAAACGGGAATATTTCATATACTTTACATGGTCAAAACTCTGGTGATGCTTTTGGCTCGAGCATTGCTTTGAGTTCCGATGGCTCCGTCCTTGCCGTTGGGGCTGTTTTGAGGAACAGTTACACGGGAAGTGTATACGTGTACACAAATGGAAGTCTGACGTATACTTTAAACGGACAAAACTCAAATGATGTGTTTGGAATAAGCGTTGCCCTGAGTTCAAGTGGTTCTATTCTCGCAGTTGGGGCTCTGGGTGTAAACGGTTACAATGGTGCGGTATATGTATACGCGAATGGAACTCCTCTAGGGTTTAGTCCTTTACAAGGAAACCCTGGTGATCAGCTTGGAACGAGCGTTGCTCTAAGTTCCGACGGGTCTGTTCTCGCCGTTAGTGCCCCAAATGCAAATGGTGTTCTTGGAACTGTGTACGTATACACGAATGGTACTTTAACACAGACCTTACAAAATCCAGACCAGTCGTACACAAACTCTTTTTTTGGATCCAGTGTCGCTTTGAGTTCCGATGGAACAGTCTTGGCTGTTGGTACCCCTAGTGCATTTACACACACCCCCGGGTACGTATACGTATTCATAAATGGTGGTACAAGTCCAAGTTATACATTACAAGCACCAACTCCACATAATTCAGATGTATTTGGTCTCACCGTCTCCTTGAGTTCCGACGGTTCAGTCTTGTCGACTTCGTCTTCTTATTTTTATTCGTATGGTCCGTTTCAAACTTACGTGTATACAAACGGAACGCTAACGTATACGCCAGTGGGTCAGATGTGTTATTCCCCAGTTGTGAATTCTGACGGTTCTGTTTTAGCAGTCGGAGACAGTACTAGCGCGTACGTGTATATAATTCCAACAACGCCAACTAGAATCGAATATTCAACAGATGGACAAAATTGGTCCACGGGAACGTCGATTCCTTTTTCGTCGGGGTGTATAACCTATGGGAACGGAACCTTTGTAGCTCTTTCAAGTAATCCTCAAACTTCACAAGTTGCTTTTACAACTGACGTCACATCTTCTTGGCAACACGCTCCAGTTCCGAGTGCTTCGTATACAGGTGTAACCTACGGTGTGCAAGGGTTTGTTGGTGTGTCCCCAACACCGTTTACGATTGGATTCACGCCTCAATTTTGGGTCAACCCCGCCCAGGTATCAAATGCAAACAAGTTGAACTCTTCACATTGGAACGGACTTGCGTACGGAAACGGAACATTCGTGGCTGTTGGAACCGGGCTCATTCAAGGGACGAAAGACCAAGGAATGACGTGGAATTCGTTTGCGGTAAATAACGCGTTGTGCATCACATACTCGCAGAACTTGGGAACCTTTGTAGCTATAGATATAACTCAGACAACATATACATCACATGATGCAGTGAATTGGACACAAAACACAAACTTCCCCCAGGGCTTTTTGACTCAATATTCTCAACCATCAATAACCTACGGAAACGGTCTTTTTGTTTCCGTACTTCGTGATTCCACATGGGTTTTTTATTCGCGAGACGGTGTCTATTGGGACGTTGCGTATAGCCCTGACGTGTGTGCTTCTGTAACATATGGAAACGGTACATTCGTTGCTGTTGGACTGGATGCTGCCATGTCGTCTATTGACGGTAGCAATTGGAACGATCAAACAGTTCCTTCGTATTCTACGTGGGTCTCCGTGACGTTCGGAAATGGTCTTTTCGTTGCCGTGTCCACTGACGGGGGGTCCATGTACTCTTCAGACGGTGTATCGTGGTTCCCGGGAAACTTAGTTATAGATACCTGGTGTTCGGTCACGTACGGAGATGGCTTCTTCATAGCCGTGTCGAATAGTGGGACGTACCCGGTGGCGTATTCACAAGACGGAATCAATTGGGTGACCCAAACGACGGGGTTTCAGACAGCCAATTGGACTTCAATTGCTTTTGGTCAAAATACATTTATGGCTTTGAACGCTCAGGGTGCAACGACGATGATTACTCAGTTTGGGGAGACGTTTTAGAAACGAGCCCTTCGAGGATCGAAACACGCTGTGTCAGTAGAGACTGAGGCGTCACGTTGGACTGGAGCCTGCGGCTCAGAACAACAACCTGTTCCATTGTACCTGCATACTGCTGAAGGTTCGTCTTATCGACCGTCGCGAGACGCTGACGAGCCTCTGTCAAAGCAGTCTGAAGTTGCGGAACTTGCGAAGGGTCAGTCGCCAGAAACATCTGTTGGTTAATCGAATCGAGTTCGGGGATCAGAGAGGGACGACCAGGAAATGCCATATTATACTCGAGTATTTTTTCCTTATTTCATTATAGTAGAGAATGAACAACGCAGTCAACGACATCGAACTCGTCATCAACCGACTTGTAACATATGCACAGCAGTATGCAAACGCTGCTGTCGCACAAGACATTATCAACGTGTTCAACACAGCAATTCGTGTGACGTCATCTGCTCTCATCACTTCACCGCTTCCAACCGTGAATACAACGCTTCCATCACCTGTTGTTGCTCCACCCATTCAAACGTCTTCGTCGTCTAGTTTCACAGTCTCCGGATTTTACGGACCGTCTCCGGTATCAAATCTCGTGTCTGTGTACTTGACACAAGACGTTCCCGTTCGAAAGGGCATGGTCATTACCGGTCTCATCGGTATTCCTGGAACTGCTACTGTCGTTGATTATGCATCGAATGTCTACGGCGACGTTGTCATTAACCCAGGTCCACCCGCCATTTCGTTTCCGTACGTTGATGTCGTCACAGCACAGGTGCAAGGTGTTTTTACACTTCCAGTCCAGCCGAGTTCAATGCTTCAGTTGACGTTTTCGGTACCGAGTTCGAGTGAAACATCAAACGCACACGTGTTTCGAGGACCTCTCATCACAGGAAACGTGTTTTCTTTGTACGTCATTGATAGCTTCAACGGACCGACGCCGTCCAATGCATGGATCGTCACGGGTCTCACGGACCCAACTACTGGGTTTGTCGACGTCAGTGGAAACGTCCGCGTTCACACGGTGACGTTTGCACCGGGAACAACAAAAATGCTTTTCGGAACCCAGTTTGTACAACAAGACTACCAGTATGAACTTCAAGTCGAGACGGACCAAACGCAAGTGCTTCCGACGCCCGGGTCGAACGTTCTTGTGACGTTCACGCCACCGACGGCACAACTCCAACCTTCGTTTTACTCGTTGTACGATCCGAAAATCTTTGACGCCTCTGCAATCAAAGGACACGAAGGACCTCTTCGGGATTTAAACTCCAACGTGTGGACCGCCGTCCCTGCGCCCCGGGAAGCGTACATCGAAATGAGAGGACGCGGGTTTGGGACGGGTGCACTCACAGCGCTCGCGGCGATTGGTGCACAGGAGAAATACGTCTACGGAGGCGAGTCTCTGTGGATTCCGAGGATCGTGCAACACACGCCGTTTTCGATGACACAACGCATGCTTCTTCCGTTTACAAACGGGGGTGGACAGTTTCTCGATTCGACGAAAACATTCTCCGTCAACATTTTCCCACGCGAGTCGGGTGATTTGCTCGCCAACATGTACTTGTCCGTGACCCTTCCCGCGCTTTCCTCGGGGTACGATTATTGTCCTCTCGTCGGGCGTGCAATTTTCAAAAAAGTCGAGTTTTTGATTGACGGAGAACCCATTGAAACGCTGACAGATGACTGGTACATCATACGAGACCAGCTTTTTTTGGACGCGGATGAGAAGATCGCCATGTACCAAGCCGTGAGCGCCGGTCAGAACGAGTCAAACGTCGTGCCTGCGACGAATCCCGTCCAGTTGATGGTTCCACTCGACTTTTTCTTCTGTCGGCGACACACGCACTCGAAAAAGGGTCGCGAAAAGCTGGAAAAACCATTCTTTCCCATGTGTGCAATTCTTCAACAGGTTGTGACGATTCGTTTCACGTTTCAAAACCCGGCGTGGATCACGGCAGCTCCGACGGATGTCAATGGTAACGTTATTGATCTCATAAACCCGCGTGTTCTTCTCGAAGAAATCACGCTCAGTTCAAACGAACGCATGTACTATCAATCAAAAACGCTCAACTATAACATCAACCACGTGTGGGCAGAGGCTGGACAACCGTACGCAAACGGCAAAGCGGTTCTGAATCTAACAGCGGCGTTTCCAGTTTCGATGATTACGTGGTTTGTTCGAAATCAGTTGTACGAATCCGCATCACCCACGTATTACAAATACAGATACAGGTACGGATACACGACAGATTTCATTCAAGCATCTGTACCTGTGACATTTTTCAACGACGTTTCTATAAATTTTTTAGATATTATTCAATCCGGAACCTTGTATCTCAACAATCTCAACGTTCTTTCTAACTTTCCCGGTGCTTTGTACTACAGTTACAAGCAGCCTCTCGAACACGGTCTGTCTGTTCCGACCAAGAACATTTACATGTACTGTTTCGGGGACAACCCACGGGAATATAACCAAGAGGGACTCCTCGATTTCCGAAAGTACAACTCACAGACGACGCACTTGGATCTTGTGTTCAATCCGGACCTCGCAACGCAGATTCAACAGTCGTACACACTGTACCTGTATTATTATGGATATGTTCAGCTTCAAATTTCAGGGGGTCGCGCTTCTCTTTTGCCGTGACACCCTTTTCCTTCATGTATTCGACAATTCCATTCACGATACACCAACGAATGAAATTCAGCTGAGCGACGGTGGTGACAAGTCCGCGAAACTCGATACGTTCTGTTCGACAAAACGGGTCGAAAAACTTTTTCGAGTAGCCATCCAACGACGACTTGTATGCGACGTGGACGGTAAACTGACGTCCAGTCTTTGTCGTATACGTCACATTTGTCTGACGAGAGTAATTTGTCACAAACCATTCCAGGTTTCTGAGAGACACTCCATAACGATGTTCGAGAATGCCTTTGAGCTGCTCAAAGTGTTCAGGAACCTCGAAAAACTTTTTCAGAGACTCGAACAAAAGATCGCTCTTCGAAGACATGATCCATCAACGTGCGTTTTTTTTAATAAAGTACCATGCGAGGAGGGCAGTCACGATCGTCCACCCTGCAATGTGATCGACATCCTTCATCACCTGTTTCGTTTCCGGGTCGAGTTTTTCATACTCATCCTTGTATCCCTGTGGCTTGAACGGAAGCCAAATGTACCGACCAAATGGAACGACGGTCGGTTGAATCTTGTCTTGACAGTTGTACGAGTAGTCGTACCACGCGAGCGCAATGTACGGAAACCACACGAGAAAGGCGAGAATCCACTTGTTTTTGTGGGGCGCAAACCAGTACCCGAGAGCTAAAAACAACGAAAAGAGAACACATTTAAGATTGAACCGAAACGGTCGACTTGGAAACAGTCCACCGCTCATGTGATTCACGAGGATTTCTTTTTGACGAGCCACAAAATCTCAACCACCTGTTTCTTCCCCGTTTTTGATCCGTTTGCCGCGTACCGTTGATACTCCGTGTCGATACGTTCCACGTCATAAGGTTCGAGAATCTCGAGCCATTCGCCGAGAGGAATGACGCCTTCGTCGTTATATGACACGAGCATGTACTTTGTGATCTTCATGGTATCGTGAACCAGCTGTGTCATTGCTTCCACAGCGGACGCCTTTTTGTTATACGCCGACTTGAACCGCGTCTTTGGGAGACCTGTTCGTGCATTCACGGGTCCCTCTGGTTCTTTGTTGTGTGCCACGACATTCAAGAGGAAATAGAATGCCGAGTACTCGTGCTCGTTATACGGAGGATCGAAATACACGAGATCAAACTGCGTGTCAAATTTCCTGACGAGATCGTTCGTCGACTCGTGGTGCGTCACGGCACGACAATCGTACGGACACCATACAGGCGTCCGTATGGAAAACGGATCTTGGACCCGTTTCCCACACGCTTCGAAATCCTTCATAAACGCTTTAAAGTGTCCGAGCGTGTTTGCGTGTGTCGACATTTCAACGAGCACGGGACACAAACACCAGTAAAAAATATCAGGTTCAACGTGGTGACTGATATAGTCACGCCACGTGTCAATACGCATGGCGTTCTCACGCGTGAAATAACATCGGTCGTCTGGTTGAATCTTCCGTGTGTCTTTTGGTGCGTAGTTTCGCGTCACAACACCTTCTGTGTTCGGCTCGAGCGCATTCATACGCTCGAGGTGACGTTCGATCCTCTCTTGTTGTTCCGTCGTTGGTTTATGAATGAAACATTTCGCCGCGATTCGCGCATACGGTTCAGTGTCATTCGTGTGAATCTCGGATGCGTGCTTCACAAGCATGCGAGCCACAACAGTCGATCCCGTAAACCCGTCAAACACGACGAGTTTCTCCTTACCCAGTCTCTGTTTGAGACTCATGACAATCTTTTCGATGCCATCAACAAGCTTTCGTTTATTTCCGAGATATGTGTACATGGGCTGAAACACATATGGGTCCATGCTGTTTCATGGCGCCGAATCTTTTATATTTCTATTCGCGAACTTCGTCCTTGTTCACACGCCGGACATCCCGCAAGAAACATAGGTGGAAGAGTATGTGTGTGTTGGTTCAACGTCACGGAACTCGGAGGTCGAACCATCACGGGAATTCTTTGTGCGGGTCTCTGGTCTCTGTGACAGACGCAATATCCCGACCCGTCCTTCACACCTCGTTTACACTTTTGTTTCGTCTTTGTGATTCCGTGACACACGTTTCCGTCCCACGACGGTTCAGAGACGTGAATGTCTCGAAGCAGCTGACGAAGCGAAATGTCGTACGTCCGACTGATTTTCTCGAGCGTGCTTGTCAAACGTTCGTTGACTCGACGTTCAATCTCGTCTTCGATAATTCGACTGATTTGGTCCATACCTTCATTGAGTTACACCGGTTTAGGTGTGAAATACCGAGTGATGGACGGCATCGTCAGGTACTCGATAGACTTGAAGATTGTTTCAAACGCTCGAGACCCGACAAGAGGTTCGAGAAGATCACACACGGGTTTTTGAAGCTGGTGTTCGAAATAGTACAAGTAATCGACCGGAATGTCATTTTCCTTCATGAACGTGGGGTCCTCCGCCTTGTTGTACAAGAGTCCTTGTCCCTTGGCGACGAGAAACGCAACCCTGTCTCCGTTTTGAGGCTCTGAACCCGGTGCGCGCGCCCGAATCTTGTTTCGAACTTCCACGTGTGGCATTTTCGTCTTGTATTCGGCGCTCAGCTGTTTGGACATGATGAGCTCGTTGGAATCCACTTTGCCTTTGAGGAGCGTGCGTGCCGATTCACGAGCGTACTCGATCGCTGGTCTCGGATCTTCGGAATTCAAAACCTTGTCCAAGAGTTTTTGGAGTACGCCTCGGACGTACGGACACGTGTCTCTCCGAACAACCTGAAGTCCCTTGACGTCAATCTTTTTGAAGACAACCTTGTCCCCCTTCTTTTCGTACATCTTTGCCGCGTACCTCTTTTTCGAGTACAAAAAGTACGGACAATACACCTTTTCAAGTTCGAGATCGTTCGGCGCTTTGAAAAGTTTCGAACACTCTTCGGACGCACGTTCCCCTTGTTCCCACGAGTATTCAATCGCCTCTTGTCCCTTTCGACCTTGGACATCAAACTCAACCATCACTGAATCCGTGTCACCGTACCTGACTTTCGCGCCCGGAAAGTGCTGTTCGACATAGTTTTTCGTCTGTTCAATCATCTGACGACCACGCATGGTAACCGATGACGCGATGGCGACACACGGCAACATCCCTTTCATCGCCCCGGTAAATCCGTAAATGGAATTCATGCTGATTTTGTACGCGAGCTGTTGACCGTTATAAACCGCCTCCATGGGCGTTCCCTCGTGTTGCGCCATCAACTTTTTCGCCTTTTTACGAAACGCGGCGAGTTCGTTGAGAATAACGGGCAACAGGGACGGAACGTTCTGCGCAAACCGGTACGGACCATACTGTTCGTACTCGACACCAGGGACGTTCGCGTACCTTTGATCCTGAACGAGCGTCGAATAACACAAGTTATGTGCACGCATGATGGACGGGTACAGAGACGCGAAATCGAGCGCTGTGATTGGTGCGTAGTACGCACCCGTCTGTGCGTCAAGCACCGTCGCGCCTTGGTACTTTTCATCCGTCACGTTTTTGTCCGCGTACAATGTGGGAACCATGTACCCGAGTTCGCGCGCTTTTCGACACACTTGAGAAAACACTTTGATTTGTTGTCCTCGTTCCGAGAGGTAGGCGAGCGGAACCCACGTCGCCTTTGCCATTTCGATGAGGTTTTGAACGAGACAGAGTTTCGTCGCTATTCTGTGTGGAAGTTCCGTATCCTTGATACAGTACTCGGCGACTTCTCCGAGTTTACGCGGATCGGCTTCTCGAAACCGAAGAAACATCTCCTTGACTGGCATGTCAATCTTCGAGTCTTTCAGAATCACCTTGGACACGTTGTTCAACGAGTACGACTCAAGTTTGTGTTCGCGTTTAATGTCCTGAAACATGTCAAAGACGTATCGTCCAGTCATGGGAACCATCTTGAGTTTGTTGTCCCCGAGCGCGTTTGAAGAAAGGTTCTTCACGACGAGCTCGTTCGGGCGTCCACGAAGACGACCCCATTGATGTGCTTTTGGTCCCGCCGCAACGACGACTGCACGCGAATACAGATATTCCAAATCAAACCCAAAGATGTTCCACCCGGTGACAATGTCGGGATCGATTGCAACGATGTGTTCTCCTAACGCCTCGAGCATGTCTCGTTCCGTCTCGAATGAGCGACAGTCTGGACCGTCGGTTGTACGCACGCAAAAACACACCCTGTCAAACCACGTGTCCTTTCCAAACTCTCGCGTCGTGAGTGCCACCTGAAAACACACGTCATTCGGTCTGAACGGATCCGGAAACAAACCCGACTCGGAAAAACACTCGATATCAAGGGACGTGATTCTAAAAGGTGCAATGTCATCCCGTGTGACGGGTTTCAATGTTTTCCAGTCCTGAACCCAAACATCGACCGAACATGACGATCCGTACCCCGGAGACGATCCGTCTGGCACGTGAATCCACCCCGTGGATTGGATGTTTGATCTGTGCATGAATCGCAACACGGGATCGAGGTTTTTCTCGTACACCTTGAGTCCTCTCGGGCGACACTCTTTCATTTCAGCGTACGTTTTGAACCCGAGCTTCACAAACGTGTGTTCCTGTTGGTTTTGAAACCCCCAAACATCTTTGCGTCGAATGATGGCAGAACTGTACGGATCCAGTTCTGCGATAATGGCTTTCGCGCTTCGTTCGGGCGGTACTTTTACGAAAAAGTATGGCTCGAACGGTGTTTCAACGTGAACAGAACGCCCGTCATCTGTTCGTCCGAAAATGTGAATAACGTACTCTGTGTCCGAATCTTCACCGTACCAAGCGACGGCTTGGAACGTTGTCATTGCTAAAAACACGGTGTGAAACTCTAGTTGTATGGGATAAGACCCGGTGGCGCGTGAAGCATGAAAATACCCAAGATGATGACAGCGAGTCCGATGTACTCAATCGGGCGTTTCAAGCGTTCTCCGAGGATCATGTACGCGGCAACAGACTC